TCGTGGCTTATTGTTCTCCGCAAGTATAGGCATACCATAGAATACACAAGCCATAAGCACATCCTCAAAGAATATTTCAGCTGTAGATGGTCTAGCTACATACTGCAAAAAGAACGTATTGCTAGGTGCATCCTTCATTGTGAATCCGGTTAATCCGTGTAATGCTCCCTTTGACGCTCTACTTGTATCTTCATTGTAATGACCTGAAGCAGAAACTCCCTCTACTGTACCTGATATATCGTAAGGGTCGCAACCAAAAGCTCCTATATCATCATTTAATGGATACTTACTGTTACCTCCAAATCCATTCCTTAATTCAAATCTATTTCTAAACCCTGGAGCTGGTATCCAAGATACTAAAAATCTACCATTATTATCGGGATGCCATTCTACCGTTGTATCCGGTATTCCATCTTTCCAAGCGAATCTACCTCTAACTAAATCAGAATCAATATTTATGGAATCATTAAATATCTTTTGCTCATTTATCTTCTCGGTATTGAATAACGCCCTAACTAATTCATCTCTAAACGCTTCCTCTGTAGTCATAGGGAACGCTCTTAATTCTTCGTTATAAGCAATATCATTCTCTTTCCTCTTAGCTTTTCTCTTAGCCTCTAAATACGCTATAGAACCTACAGACTTAGTAACTCCATTCACATTGATAAAAGAACCTCCTTTATCTACCGTTTCGTGGCATACACCATAAATATCTGTAAATTCAGTCATATTTTTATGTGCCGGAAGAAAGAATGAGTATAATCCGCTAGGTGTTCTATCGGTAGTCTTATCCCTTTTCTTTATATCTGAAGCTAAGTACAATGACTTAAATTCAGCCCCTCCTTTATTCATTGCATTTACAGTTGAACCTACAAATGCTTTACCTACAATTTTACCTCCCTCATCGAATGTTGGAGACACTTGACCCCAATGTTTCTCGAAGTTAGCTCCACGAATCCATTTCGACGATTCATCGGCTAAATACCTAAACATCTTTTGACCATCATAAGAACTCTCTACCGTAGGCATATAATCTATCAATGTATTCAAGTATCCATCGGTATTTGTATCTTGCTTTTTCTTTGCTGCTTTACTTCTATCGCTAGGTTTAGCAAACTCTAATAACTTCTTAGAATCTAATGTACCCTTTACTACCGGTTGAAAGAAGAACGGTAGGTTTAAGAATCCGTAAGAGAATTTAGAGAAAGCCTTTTCAGCATCACTATCTGACTTAGATGTAATCCCTAATCTTGAGTTTATAGTTGATGTACTATCATTTAGCATCTCGCAAATAATCTGATAGGTAAAACCGGTTCTCCTCGACTTTACAAATAACTCTCCAAGACATCTCGTATCTACAATACAAGCCTTTGTGAAGTAATACATATTCTTTTGAGCGTGCCTAAAGTCCATATAACCTCCACTATCCTCCATCTTTACCCACTGTAAAGCAAAGTAATGTGTTCCGGTTAGATATACCGGCTCTCCGTTGTTAAAGAACCAAACTCCTTCTCTTCTCCTTCTAAATTCCTCTATAATATATTCCGCATAAGCATCTTCGTTATCGGGAGATAATCCTTTAGGCACATCTAATCTAGTCCAATATTGGTCCTTCTTTTTCTTATTATAGAATAATATCTTCTTCTTATCATCCGGAACTTTAGGTAGCGTAATATTTAATCCGTCAAGATTTATAATCTCCCCTTTTGTTCCGTGAGGACATATACATACAGAATCCTTTTCATTATCTAACCAATTCTTGTAGTAGTTCTTTAAAGGGAATAATTCTCCAGAGGCATACTTCTCAGGATACCCTCTTTTAAATTCATTGTCTTTTAGGTTTATATTGTCAGCATCTAATTGTAATCGCAACTCTAATAGAGAAGCATCTATCTCTACAATCGCTTGATGTATGATAGGTTTTGCACTAATAGCCATTGCGTGTTTAGATGGATCTAACTCTGCGTAGTCTATCCTCTCTCTTAAAGCACTTCTGAGTACATTTAAAGACATATCTCCTGCCTTGACTAATCTATTTACATAACTCTTTAATTTGTCCTCTGAGGGAGCGTTATTTGAGTTTTGCCATTTAAGGAGAAGTTCTTTAGTGTACTTGAATGAATCGGTTTTAGCCTTAACTATATTCTTTAGCTTGTCTGAATCAATAGTAGAGGTATCAATAGGATATTCAAGACCCTCTATAGTTACATCTACAGCTATCTCTATATCTCTACTTAAACCTTGCATAGTATTCTATTTTGATTCATCATATATAGCCTCTTTCCGTTTATATTAAACTCGTACTCGCTATCTCTCTTGAAGAATACTCTATCTCCAGGACAAAACCCTTCGCTTTCAAATTCTTTAGATATTGCTGATAATATTCCTTCTCTCTCTACCTCTATAACTCCTTCAAAAGTAGATTCTTCATCTATAGGTTCTACAAAGCAAAATGGAAGTAACGCTTCGATAGTGTTATCCTCCATTATTACTCCGTAAATTAAACTCTCATCTATGTAGTATAGGTTTTCAGCTATCTTGTACATTGAATCTCTAGGGAATCCTTGATTATCGTATTGAGTTCTAAACGTATTGTGGTGTAAAATTACCGTGTCCCCTTCCTTTATTCTCCCTGAATATCCTATAGGTACAATAGATACAACCGCCATTCTTTGCGTGTATTCATGGTCCTCTACAGAAGTATTTACTATTAATCCGCTATCTAGCTTATTAATGTATTCCTCATTATTCATTGGTCTGATAATAAAGTAAAGTGGGCTTTTCATTTTATTTGATTTTATTCGTTTGTATTATATTCGATATGACTTATTGAACTTTTGTTAAAAGATTTCCATTTCAACTTACAGTCCTCGTCTTGCAAATATACATCAAAGAAGTCTCCGTTTATCACGATGTCAGATATTGTTTTTCCTTTGAAAGTAACACTACCTACTTGGTAATGAAGGGCAGTCTTTAAATCTGCCCCTATACTTATTTTTCTAATTATATCCATTATATCGTTTGTATTTTCCATGTGTTTTTATCTGCGTTATTTGAATTAGTGTTTACAAACCTAGCTCCTACCGGTAATGGTGCTGCTAATGCTAATGCGTAAGTGCCATATTCCGGTAAAGAATCTATAATGTATGCTCCGATTTTATTTGAAGCAGAAGTATATATCTTTATGTTTGCCGTTGATGATGCGTGTTTTAGTAAAGGGAATCCAGGAAGATTACATTCGTTTATTGCAAATGTATTCTCTACGGTTGTTAAATTCTTAAATACAGCGTCAGCATTTAAGAATGAACTATAAACACTGTTCATAGATATTTTGTTGGTGTAATCAAAAACAGAGCTAGTATGGCTGTAGTTTATAAATGAAACAAACTTACCGCTTATTTTAGCACCTACAATATCTACAGATGGAGTCTGAACTCCTTCTACATAGATAAACCCATTTCTTTTTAAAGTTCCATCAGCACCTATGCTTCCATCATAAAAACGAAATGTCCCTCCTGTTACAAGTATTGATTTGTAGTCTAGCAAGACAACAACATTGTCGTATGATGACACTATATTTGTATTTCTAAATTCAACTACTTGCCCTCCTAATTCTAATATTCTTTGTGTTTCACAATAAAATGTAATATCTTCAAATACAAATGTGTAGAAATTTCCGTTTACGTTAAGAGGATTTGTTTTTCCGGCAGATATTAGTGTATATCTCAATAATGTTGGATCTGCTAATTTATCATCAGCAGGAAGATAATGCCCTATATTTCCATTTCCTTTTATCGTGATTAACGCAGTATTTACATAAGGAGTAGTAGATGTAGTTCCGCTATTTCTAAATCCATTACCATAAACAAATAAATTACCATAGATAAATAATTTTATTTCATGACTAGCTGTAAAAGAAGCTCCTTCGCTAGCGTCAAAATCAATTATCCAATTACTTCTGTTTGTTACGTTTAAAGACGTTTCTTCTTCAAGGTAGAATATAAGGTTTCTAATGGTTAAATTTAGGTTTGTTTCGTTGTAAGTACCATTACCTCTTTCTACATACAAAATATACCCTGCTTTTTCAGGAGCTAATCTTGTACCTGTACCAATATAACCTGTAACCGCTGCTGCAACCGTAGTGTAAGGTTTTGTTTTAGAACCATTTGAACTACCACCTGTATATTTATTATTTACATAAATAGTGTTAGCCTCTAAATTAGGTATCTCAAGAAGCAAATCCTCTCCAACTCCTGTAACATTTAACGTGTCAGATTTAAGACTTCTAAACTTGTGCTTCTTTGTTAATGTATCAAACGAGGTATATACCGGAACTCCTACACCTACGTTTTGAGCTATTTCCTTTACTTCTAAGGATAAATCTGTAGCGTTAGAAGATACATCTATAGATAGACTATCTTTAACGCCTCTAAACTCATGTTTGCTGTTTGAAGAATTATATCCTTTGTAAACATTCTCGCTACCTACTCCGATACTTAAGTTAATATCAGTCTTCATCTCGATTAAGATGTTTCCGGTTTCAACTGAACTTGACGTTTCCTTTGATAGATTTAAACTTGTAGATTTTAAAGAGTAGAACTCATGCTTTTTTGAAGCTACATTGTATCCTTTTAACACATCAAGTCCATCTCCTAATGAAACATCTCCTCTTAATAAAATAAAGTCGCTATCTGCTATCGGAGTTTCAGTAAAACCTACTGTTACATCTTGAAGTTTAAGTAAGTACTTATCTCCCTTCATGCTTAATATAACAACATTGTAAGGCATTACTACAAACACCGGATTCAACGCATTAAATACTGCCGAAGGACTTGTCTCTACTCCGTTGTAAATGTACTCTGAGTACTTTAAAGTTCCTCCGGTTTCAGGAGACAAACCTGCTAAGAGATAGTCTCTTAAATCCTTCATTCGGTAACTCTTAGTTTTAGACATTAAGTCTCCGTCGCTACCTATAACGAAGTCGTTATCGCTAACCGTTCCGTCATATATGTATAAATCTGTTCTGCTTATTCTAGCCATTGTATATTGTTTTTAATTTGTTTATGCGAAGTATTTATAAACTCGGTAAGATACAGCAACTCCTACAGCTATTAAAAGCCACCATAGCCATATAAAGCTACTTGTCTTGACTTCTTTATCTAAATTTCTAGCAGCAGTTTCTTGAGTGGTTTTTGCTATAGCTTTTCTAATTATTGCTTGAGTATCTTTTTTCTTAATTACTTCTTTAGAGGTTTCCTTAGTATTTTTCTTCACTTTCTTTATTTTAGTGTTATTATATGTAACTCCATCTATAACCATAGGAGTATTTTCATCTATAGGCTCATACACAAACTCTTCGTCTTTGTTATCTACAATTAAGTCTTTTACAACATTAGTGTCTGTACTTTTATTTTCTTTAATCTCAGCCACTATTTCAGACTTAACATCTTTCTTTACCTCTTGCACTTTTTTAGTTGTATTGCAAGACAAGAGTAATGCTACAGCTAATATTGTTAAAGTCTTTTTCATGATTTATTTTTTAAAATATATTTGAGATTCCTTAACTCTTCTATTCTCTAACCCCTTAACTTTTTTACCTCCGGCATTTACCCACTTTAAAAATTCATTAGCTATTGCTAATTGATTTGGGTCTTTGTTTACTAACTTTAGTAGGGTACTATTTTTAAAATTACTAGCACCCACATTAAAGGTAAAAGATACCAAAGCATTGAACTGATTTTGATTTAAAGGAGCAGTTACCATACTACTAACTTGTTTTGCAAAACTATCCGCAATTACTTTAAGTAGCTCTAAAGCTTCCTCTTTAGTAATTGGCTTATCTAGCATAGTTACTTTCCTTCCGTCTTTGTAATAGGTGTTACCATAGCCTATTGTGGCTTTTTTAGCTGAACATAAGTAAGGTTTCAAAGATAATCCTTCAAAACTAGCAATTAAGTCTAAGCATTCTTTATTTACTTTCATTTTCGTCTGTATTTACTATTTCTTTTAAATCTCTTTTTATTCCGTTAGCTGTCCTAATCCAGCGACGAAGCGTTTTTAATATTGATTCCTTGTATTTTTTTTCGTAGGTTTCATTGATACTAACCATTTCGTTAGTTATGAACAAGATAGTTAAAACTTTCGTAACAAGCAATTGAACTCCTAAAATAACATTTCCCTCTAAAATAACTTTATCTATTCCGTAAGATCCAATAATGCAAATAATGTAAACCGCTATTTTAATCCCGAAATTGAAAAACTTATGTGATTCGAACCAAGGAATTCCGTCAGTCCTGTTTGCTCTTGCATATAATAAAGCAACAAATGTATCAAGTAATATAAATATACCTACTAAATAGATAAAAGGAGCAACCGGCATTATTAATGTAAGTAAGGACGCAAGGCAACCAAGTAAGAATGTTTTCATTTTGTTTTTATTTTTTGTTTTTATTTAATAATTTATAAGGAGTAAATACAATTGAACTTAATGTCAATGCAATGTATCTTCCTGTTCTATATCCTTTTCCTAGTTTAGCCATTCCTTGAAAATACTCCCAATCCCACTTGAACTTTTTAAATATTCCAAAGTCAGTTAAGTATCTATAATCATGTAGCATGGCGTTTAAATCTAACTCAGGAATATCATCTAAATCTTTTACAACGGTTGCTCCATCAAATTCTGTTTTATTTTTACAAAAGTAGTCATAAGCTTCTAAATAAATAGAGGTGTCAACTTCTTTTAATTCAAGGTATTTTTTTACTACCTCTCTTTTTCTTTTCAATACAAAATCTTTCTGCTTGAAAAATGAGTTTTTACTTAGTAACATTAGATAGGTAATTTGTTTGCGTTGATAAATATCTCATCTAATTTAGCTTCATTGAATCCATAAGCTTGCCCAACTAGAGAAAGTAAAGGATTTGTCCTTTCAAATAAAGTAGCACGCTTAAAAGATACTTTTGCAATAGTTTTATTAGGTTCTGGCAAAGTATCAATTATTGATAAAATGTTAGCCTCAGTAACTCCCTCTAATTCTAATTGAATTAAAAATTTAATTGCACTTACTTCTGTAGAATTGTATAGTTCATCTGCAAGTATTTCTTCTTCTGTTTTATCTATAACCTCATAGGTTAAAACATCATTTATCTCATCATAAATTAATACTCCAAGCTTTTGAGTATTTGTTATTGTAGGATTAATGACATCTTTAAATCCTTCCTCTATTGCGTTATATGGTTGTTTGTTATTCCATGCTTTTGGAAGAGTTTGATAAAACTTCCAAGTACCATTTATTTGTATTGCTTTCATGTTTTAATTGTGTTAGGATTTAGTACTATTATAAAGATGTTATATAAGTGTTAATAGCATTATAAAAATCTGTGGCTTCTGCACTTAAATCTCCTCCAAATCCATATATCGAAAATGAATTTGATTCAAAAAAAACAGCTGAACCATTATTTAAAGCTCCTATAAATGGGATTCTATTAACCACTACTGTAGATGCTTGAGTTCCTGTTAGACCAACTCCATTTACAAATCGTTGAGCTTGTGTACTATTTGGTCTATTTATATGTCTAAAACCTGCTAAGGTATTAGCACTGAAAGTTAATGAAATATTGCTATTCACAAATAATGCTATTGCAGTAACCTCATATAAATTAGCTGTAGCACTTGTACTTCTTGCACCTGAAACTATGCTTCCTCCACTAGTATCTATATTATTATTTACCCATTTAAATTCAGATGCGCTATTTAAAATAAAATTTGGACCAGGTGCTTTATTCGTATTAATATAACTATTTGTACCATTTGTTAAAAACCCTACATTAGATGTAAAAGTTGGACTATTAACAGCCGTGTATTGAGTTAAATTCTTCCAATCTATTAAAGCAAAATTAGAATTCCCATCAGTAGCAAAGTTTGCAAAAGAATCTAACTTACCCCAAATTCCTAAAGTTTTCAAACTACTTAAAAGAGTATTTTGTTTTATTTGTTGTCCTGGACTTGGTAAAGTGTATCCTTGTGTTGTTGCATAATCTAAAATAGCTTGATAGTCAACATCAAAAGTAATCGCACTTTCAAATGGTATCATCTTATTTCCGAATACAGCCATTATCTTACAAAGTTATTTGATTGAAAAATATTACTTCTTAATAGTCTTACTGATACATTGTTATATGTTGTACCTGTTGTAAAATCAATAGTATCTGTAAAGTCAGTAGGATTTACATCAACCCACGTAATAGTGTAAGAAGGACTTGAGCTTGTTATCTGTATCTCTTGTACTTTTTGACCTTCAAAAGCAGCGTAGTTAGTTTGTGTTATAGTTACGTTACCACTTAAATTTAACTTATGTTTTACCCCTAAAGCCCAATTTATTGAAACTGCACCTGTAACATTTCCAAGATTCACAATATTTGTAAAAGCTACATTTGGAGATATTTGCCCTTGTGGTATTTTTTTTGATCCTATCATATCTTAAATATAAGAAGTTAATACTTTTACTTCACTTGCTGCAATTGCTGTAGTATCTGAATCAGCAGCACCACCTGTTATTGCTAAAGCTATTCCTGTTGCAAATCTATATCCTAAAGCTCCAAATTGAGCTTGCACTGTTCCAAGTGTAGGTACTGCAATAGTAATTACAGGAACATCAGTTCCAACTGTAGGGGCAGAAGCTTTGTTGTATAATTTTACATATCTTGTAGTTAATGCTGTATTACTTACAAGTACATTGTAAACTGTTCCTGCACTTGCTTTAACACTTGTAGCATTGGTAGTTGCAGCACTATTAATAGCACTTGCAGTAGGTGTAGCGGGAGTTGCAGTTGTTGTTCCTGCACTTGTTAAAGACCCTGAAACCGTTGCTAAAAAATTGGCAGCAGTACCATTCGATACAGGTTGTGATGTAGTGCCAAGCGTATTGTGTAAAAATACTGTATGTGTTCTTAAAGACCCACCTGTAATAGTAGTAGCAATTCTTAAACGCATATACTTAAAGTTACAAGAACCTTCATAAATGATTTGAGTATTCGTTGCTGTAATCGCTGTAATTATAGGAACTCTTACTGCTAAGGCTTGATTATAAACTGGGGTTGGTTGAAAATTTACGTTATCATTTGAACCTTCAAAAATAAAGGTTCCTGCTGTTCCTGTAGATACTACTTGACAAGTAAATGAGCGATACTTACTTACATCTACACTTGCGGTACCGCTTGTAGGAGTTAATATATTATTTACAGTAGCAGTTTGTGTTGCTTGGCCTCTGAGGAAATCATCTTTGATTTCATTAGTTTGGTCAATCATACCATAGGCAGTATCTAATTGTAAAGTAGTTGTTGTACTACCTCCTTCATTTTTAACAAGTACCTGTATATAATTTCCGTTAATAGGATAGCTATAAGCAAACTTTTCATTTGCAACAAGTGAGTACTGATTTTCTTCTGCTATTTTAGTACCTCCAGCATCAATAAATTGTCTAACTGTTACTGTTAAATCTTGGTCAGCGAATACCATTAAAGACAAAGCAGGATATGATGTAATATCTTCTATCACTCCTGTAAATGTAGCTCCTGATGCTAATTGAGCAATTGTACTATTAGCAGTTGAGAAGAAAAACTCTATCCCTGAGTTAAACACTCTTTCTTTATCTGTAAAGACTTGACTTGTAACGCTATATTCTGAACCTGTGCGAGCTAAAGTTGTGATTTGTTTAGGAGTTGAATACACTCTATTTGCAGTTCCATCAATAGTGTTAGTTACTGTAGTAGATCCACTAATAACAACTAAATCAATGTAAGTAGAATCATCAAGAATAGCAGGTAAGGTAAGTGTATTAGTACCCTCTAAGTAAATACTAGTAACTCCTCCTGCTAATAAATCATCATTAGTGAGTGTTACTGTAGCACCATTGATTAACCTATAGTTTTGTAAATCAATTATTTTTCCGTTGTAAACATTCATAGTTTTATAGTATTTGTGTTATATAACATTCCCAGTTAATATTTTGAGACGTAGCTCCTGTTACTTTTATATTTATATTTGTACCACTTACTTCAATAGATGGTGTTACGCTAGTTGGAAATCCTGATTTCCTATCCATAGTCATAGTGCTTACTTCGCTTACAACTCCTGCTATATTGTTTGCAGTAAAAAAACATTCAGCACCCAACACAAATCCACTTACTGCATTCCTAGCCTTAATATAAAATTTTACAACTTTACTTGTGTTAGTAGGTATTGCTACTGAATCTATTGTTGTAGGTGTGCTATTTGTTGTTGTTACAGTTGTAGCTACAGGTCTAATTGGGTAATTAAATGTATCTATCTCAGCTTTAGTATAATAATCTAAAACACCTGCAACTGTTTGAGTATAAATAATATTAATTTTATCTCCACTCTCTAAAGTATCTACTATTGTTAAAGTTGTAGTTACAAAAGAATACTGCGAACTATTCAATTCTTGACCATTTACAAAGACTGCGTAAATTGCGCTTGGTGTATTAGATAGCGTAAAACTTTGTGAACCTGTAAAGTTAAATTCTTGACGTGTTAAAGGTACTCCTAATCCAATAACTTTATTCTTCCATAGACCTGAACTTGCTTCATAAGTTAAAACATCATTGTCTAAAGGTGTACTAACCTCTACATCATTTATATCATTTAAATTAATATTAGGTACAACATTTAATGGAATTGGTACAGTAGTTCTAACTGGGTTACTTCCACCAAATTGAAAATCGTAAGTCGGATTAGATCCACTACCTACTTTAGTACCATAAAATTTCAATACAATTCTATCAGTAGCTAAAAATATTCCATCATTCCATAAAGCCGTAGCTGAGAATTGAGAGTATATTGCTGAACTGATTGGACTTGTATTTGAACTTGTTGTAATAAGAGTTTCAGTACCACCACTTGTTCTTTTGTAAACTTCAAAATAAAATTCAGCAGTACCACTACCTACTGTTCTTCTAATGTTTCCAATTGTAGAAACATTAAATAAACCAGGATTTCCAATTATAATATTAGCACTTGTAGCTAAACTTGCAATTAATTGATTACTCCCTGAAATTGCTCCTGTTGTAATATTAACTGCTGTTGCATCATAACTTGAGTCAGTAATACTTGTAACTATTTTTGAGTAACCTCCAATATCGGATGCAGTAGAAGTTGGGTATAGTACTAAATTTGAAGGCAAATCATCTAATGAAATAAAATGACTTGTACCATTATCTCCGTCATTTATAAGGTCACTTGTTTTAGTTGGAATATTGGTAATTGCTGTTTTTTCACTTGGGCTTAACAACCCTGCGTTTGTCCCATCTGCCAAAGGAATTGTCGCATCTGTACCTGTTGAACTTACAACTATGCCGTTTGTCGGACTTGCGGTGTATGATAGGTCTGTTGCGCCACCATCAGCATACCCAAAAAATAGTTTAGCACCATTTGTTTGCGCCCTTGCTAAATCGCCCTCGATACCTCCACCGTTGTTTGTTTGCATTACTTTCTGCGCCCAAATTACTGCGGTATTTGTTGTAAAAAAGTTTGCGTAATCGTTTCCCGTTGTTGTGCCTATTGTTCCGTAGATTTCGAAGCGACCTGATGAAGACCTACCAAAATTATCAGATGCCCCTTGAAGTAAGATGTTTGTAAATCTATTAATTCCCGTACTAGAATTAAAACAATCGTCTGTTTTAAAAGTACAATTTCCAAAAGAATTACTTCCAGTTGAAAATGAAAAAGAAGCATTCCCAAAAGTACAATTTCCAAAAGAATTATTTCCCGTTGAATTTACAAAACTTCTTGCGAAAGTTGCATTACCTAAAATATTGTTTCCCGAATTATATTTAAAAGCATGAATACCCGACACAAAATCTACTCCAAAAGTTGTAATTAACCCCAAAGTATCTTCAATATAAGCGCTTTTAAGAATTGATGCGTGACCTAGAAAGTATTCAGCACCGTTAAAACTACTACCATTCGGAACGGTAAACCAAAACGTACCATTTGAATAACTTTCGTTTGTAATTGTTGCACTTGTAAACGTTCTAATATAAGCCGAAGCAGTAGCCAAATTTGTAAAAAAGTCGCCCGCTTTATCGACTATTTTTATAAGTCCTAAAGTACCCCCTCCACCTAGCGAACTAATAACAGGATTTGAAGGGTCAGTATTATCTACGGTAATATTCGCTCCTGCTATAATCGTCTCTACAATCGAAGTTGGAACATCTTCTAATATATGTTGCTTTAACGTACCTACATTAAAGTTCTTTGTTACCCCACTTGCATCTCCGTCAGAACCTATAACAATATCCTTATCGGTTATGTTATTATCCGGTAAGTAATTCTTTATTTTTGCCATATCTTATGTTTTATTTGCAATTCCACTTCTTCAAAGCTAACGCTTTCCTTGTAGGTTCTCCATTAGGCTTCTTCATAGGACCTTCGACACCTCCCATTCTAGCACAAAATGACTTTCTCCTATTGTAATCTTTACTTCCAACCTTTAATTTAGATGGCTTAGTTGTTACAGCCATTTTTAGATTACTTCCGGTAGCTCTATTGTACTTTGCAACTCCTTTAGCTGTAAGTCCACCACTCTTTGATTTCTCTCCTCGTCCTATAGATAGAGATACTTTTTTCTTTGTATCTGATTTTGACGGCATATTAATTATTTTTAGTTATTATAATTATATTCGACAAAGATACAAAACAAAAAAACTATATATTTGCATGGTATAATCACTTAAATTAAATATATGAATAGTCCAATTAAAGACGTTAGGTTTAACGAGGATGCTAAAGCTCCTTTAATCAAGGGTATTAATATCGTATGTGATGCAGTAGCATCTACTATGGGGTATCGAGGCAGAACGGTACTTATCGAGAGTCCTGGAGGTTTCCCTTTACCAACTAAAGATGGTGTTTCTGTAGCTAAAGCAATATTCCTTGAAGATGCTGTAGAGAGTTTAGGTTGTGAGTTTATAAAACAAGCTTGCCAAAAGACTGTAGATGAAGCAGGAGACGGTACAAGTAATACTGCTGTATTATCTCAAAACTTAATTAACATATCGAATAAGTATGTTCAGAATGGATCTTCAGCTATCGACATTAAAATGGAGTTAGAGAAATCTAAAGACAAGGTTGTTCAGTACATAAAAGAGAATACAATCCCGATTAAAGACGAATTTATCTTTGATATAGCTAAAATATCATCTAACAATGACAATGAGCTAGGAGAGGTTATCGCAGATGCTTTTATCAAGGCAGGTAAGAATGGAGTTGTGTCTTATGAGGAATCAGAGAACGAGAAGACCTATGTTGAATTTATTGATGGTATGCCGGTAGAAAGAGGTTGGGAGTTTGAAGGATTTGTTAATGTTCCTGAGAAAAGAATGATTGAGTTTAACGAAGCTCCATATATCTTGCTTTCTAATAGAAAAATTCAAGCAATTAAGGAGATTTTACCATTCTTAGAGGTATGTTACAAAGAAAATAAAGAGCTTTTAATTATTTCAGAGATGGAATATGATGTTATGAAGACTTTATATGTAAACAAGAAGAATAATGGATTAAAAGTAGCTGTAATTACTCCTCCGTCTGTAGGAGAGAAGCGTAGAGAATACTTAACCGACATTAAATTAGCTACCGGTGGATTAGTTTTAGATGTAGATACAAATACAAATCTTGAGAGCTACGACCCTAAAGATGTTTTAGGATGGTGTAGTAAATTATCTGTGTCAAAAACCGATACTGTATTATTCTTTAAAGAGTCTAATAACCCAGAAGAGATTAAAGGGAAGATTGATGAGTTAGAGGCTGTGATTAAGAATAGCACTAACAAACTAGAGAAAGAGTATTTAAGAGATAGAGTTGCTAAATTAGCTTGCGGAGTATCGGTTGTTAAGGTCGGTGGGAATACGGAATCAGAGCTTAAAGAAAAGATTGATAGAGTTGATGATGCAATTCACGCTGTAAGAGCTGCTTTAGCAGAAGGAGTTGTTATTGGAGGTGGAATGACATTACTTAGAGCAGCATTAACATTAAAAGGTTTGACCGAAGGAGAACTTATCCTGCGAGAAGCTCTATACGCTCCATTTGAGACAATAATTCGTAATGCAGGCGTAGAGTTATCGGCTGAAGATTACGTGTCATTAGAGAGCGAATTTGAGGGTTATGATGTTAAGGATTATGTGTTGGTTAAAGATATGGTTTCTCAAGGAATTATAGATCCATCTAAAGTGATTAGATGTGCTTTAGAGAATGCGGTATCGGTTGCTTGCACTGTATTAATGACAAATGTTGCTATAACTTATAAAAGAGAGAAATAATGAAGTGTACAGGATTTAATGTAATTATGAAGGAGATAGTTGAAGATGCTGTCTCCTCCGGAGGGATTTTCTTAGGGGAAACAAAGGATGTTAAGTATAAGAGAGGAGAGGTAATTGCCTTTGGAGATTTAACAAAGAATGTGTGTGTTGGAGATATTGTATGGTTCGATGGTTATCGCTCTAGTGATATAACGTACAAAGGAGAGTATTATAAGATACTGCGGTATGAAGATGTTGTGATTATAGAGGATTAAAACAAAGAAAGCGGAATTGGTTAAATACCTTTTCCGCTTTTTCTTAAATCATCTTTTAAGTAGGTGTTGTCCTCTCCTTTTTGTATTGACCTAGCTGTTTCATTCATTTTCACGATTAATTTCGCTACTTTTTTGTCTTTTATTGTGGTTTTAAAGACTTGAAACACCTTTGTAATCTTATTGCTCTCTGAAATTTGAGTTTTAAGTAGTATTCTATCGTATATTGCTGCTAATATACTGTTTGTTTTGAATGATAGCTTGTATATTTGACGAGAATGCACTCTTTCGCCATTCGTCCTATCTACCATATCAATTTCCACTATATATCCTCTAGCAATAAAGTCTGTTAATGAGTTTTTCTTTCCTATTAACACATCGGCAAATTCATTGTATTGGTCCCTACTGAAATAAGGCTCTGAATAAAGGTACATTAGTGTATCTATTTCCTCTTGAGTGACTCCGTATTGGACCATTGCCCAATGCCTTACTAAACTCCAGTACTTTAAGAAGTCAAAATTCCTCTTTCTTGAGGCAACATACACCGATTTCTTTACTCTTACATACGGAGAGCGAGGGTTTATACGTGTCCTTACTCTCTTTACCTTTTTTAGCTGTATAATGGGCTTACCATGCCTATCCCAAGTCTTTGCGGTGCGATATAGCTTCTCCCTTTCCTTCTCTGTTTTCCAGAGTTTATAGTCGTTTATATCTTTAGCATCCATTGTTTATCCTCTTGCTCGTTTATCTCCTGCTGTGCCTCCATTTTTAGAGTTTCTACCTCTATTTACAGACGCTTTAACGTATCTTTTCGTTGCGTGGTCGTAGTCTTTACCATCTTTGTTGCCATAGACACCTGCATCACGATTCTTTTTAATTAACTCCTTACGTTTCTCTACTTGCTCCGGTTTCTTATTATATTCTGCCTGATATTTAAGGCGTTTCTTTCTAGCTTCAGGATTACTAGCATAATACTTTGATGTTTTACTCTCTCCCATAGTTACCTCTTATTTTTAATATTCCGTCTAAATTTCTAATCCAATCTTTATTTGTGTTATCTACTACTTCGCAAGAGGTAGTTCTACTTATGTATAATAGTTCAGTCCTATCATTGTCTATGTGAACATCAATATCGTACATATAAGGAGCTTTCTTTTGTAAATCAGTAAATACTATCGTTTTTATGTTTAAAGCATCTACGACATTGTATAGGTCTTGATTTTTATGCTCCTTCATTCTTGATGTGGTAACAATTACGTTATATCCACTCTCTATCAGACTGGAGGCTTTATCTTGGACCTCTTGGAGTGATAAACACCCATCGAAATCGAAGCTTATAGTTATTACGTTATTCATATTAATTTAGGTTTATATCAATAGTTAAATGGTCATCTATATCTACATAAGGCAAGATAAACTTCATTCTTGTTAGTTCGTACTCTTGAGCTATATCCTCAACGTGGCTATTGCAGAATTTAAAGTACTCGTCTATATCAAAATCTTCTTCAGGAATAAGTCCGTCTATATCGTAGAAATCATCTCCTACTTTACAGATGAAGTCATCATTACAGCAGTATATCTCTCCTTTGTACATATAGCTTAGGATTAAAGATATAGTAAATGAATCGTATGTTTTAGATGTAATTCCATTTCTTAGATTCTCTATGAATGTGTAAATAGACATTTGTGTTCTTGCTCCTCTCATTTTTGGATGTTTAGTTGGTTTGTTTCAAAGATATAAATAATATCTATTTGTTTTTACATTTTAAATTTAGAGTATTTTATTTTGTATGTATATAAATAATCGTCATCATAGAAGGCTTTTTCACAATGTGTTCCTGTAAATAACTTCGCTATATCAGACTTTATTATTCTTCCTGCAAAAGATAGGTATGGATTAAATATCCAACTCTTAGTGTATGGTCTCTCCGGCTTGTAAACTTCAAACTTTCCATATACACCTAAATCAAATAATCTCTGCATTATAGGTTTGACTTTATTTATGGACATGTCCAATACAGACATAACTTCCTTTAGAGTACTATCGTCATTTAAAGGTTCTAATGAGTTTGTATTTGCTCTAGCCATCATAGCTAATGTATGAGCAGCTTTATATTCTATAGGCGTTAATACTCCTCTTAAAAAGAACCAACTATTTTGATAGTCTTTCCTGAATATAGCGTCTTTCTCAAACACCATTGAACTCTCCGGTATATTGTTTCTCCTTGCGGATATATCTCTATACTCTCCGGTCTCTATATTTACAGCCATTAATGACTCGTTATGATAGATAGAAACCTCTTTTCTGTACTTTTGTTTTTCCATTTTTAATACGTTTAATTGTATGTAAATATACCACTTTTAAACATAAAATATCAGTGCTGTGATTTTACTTCACATTCCGTGTGAATGCAACCTCTGTAAACCCTTATGAATAAAGGAAAGCTTTAAATGTTACTCTTTATCTTATATACACTATACTGAAGGTTAAATCTATTAAACATACAACCCCCACATATCACATCCTATAATAATAACTACATAAACACTGTATGTATAGATTGTAGGTTTTTTAATTAGATAGTTAAGTAGAGCAATGGGGTAAGTTAAGTAAAGCAATGGGACTCTCCCCCTCCATCCACGTCTACGTTCTCCCACGGAAACTTTTTCCACTCGACCCACGGGGGTCTACTTTCAGGATATTTCCTACAAAGTTTTTAGGTTTTTTCTAGGCTGTTTTTTCGGGTTGGATATTACAGCCTTGTTTGTTTGGGGTTAATTTTTTATACTCCTTTGTTTATCGTTTACCTTATATGGTAATTTTACATCTAATATCAAACTATAGTTTCCCTCTATGGTATCATGAGTTTTGTTTATAGTTGACTGGAGAAGGGTTTTAAAAATTTTGTAAGTTGGTTAATTAAATGTTGTAACCCCTCTATATAATTTTACCCCTCTTATATATTACTATTTAAACCCTCTTATATGTGTTATATGTGTGTTATTATATCAATGTGTTATTATTGTAGTATTATTACAGTCTTATATTTGCACCTTTAAAACTTGGTATTTACATCAAATTGTAGGAAACTACTTTATTTATTTTAGTTTTTTTTCTTGAGGTTATTCTTACTTTTTGTAAACGTGTAGGAATTTATGCACTTGCGAAGCCTTATAAACATTGACTTTTAAAATTTAACTAAAAAAAAGTGTTTTTTTATTTGCACCCTTAAACTGTTTTGTTGTATGTTTGCAATGTCAAAAGGAAACAATGACACATTTAAAAAACAACTTATAACATTATTAAATTTTATTATTATGGCAAATTTAACCACACCCCGTAAAAGCACCAAAGTATCTCACGAAGATTTCAAAATTATTGTAGAGGCTAAAGGTTTAAACCTATTAAACCAAGCTAAATCCACAACAAAAGAACTACAAAGCGCAAATAAAAACGCTTTAAAAATTGCCAAAGAAACCGCAAAGATTGAAATCAAAGAAGCGAAGGAGTCGCGTAATTTGAACGCCTCAAAATTATTAATGAAGTGGTTGGACGATACGCAAAGCAAAACAGCCCTTGAAAAATATGTAAAAAATAATATTGATTTTATTACTCCTTTATTAAATGACGTTAATAAGGTTCACGGCTCAAACATACAAATGAACCAAGTTAATAAACAGTTGTTTAAATTCGGACACTTCCACGAACTTAACAAAGTAGATTTTGACGGCGTAATAATTGAAAACAAGATAGTATTTTCAATGAAATTTTTTGCTACTGCTTCCAATAGCTTATTATCTAGGTTTGCCAAATACGGCGAAAATATGGACAAATTTAATATTGATAGTAAAAAAGCTACGGAAAGATATTTGCAGTCTAAATATGAAACATTTGTAAAAAATGCAGGTTTAAAAATAGGGGCGGACAAAGTGTCTAAAATTGTCAACGATACCATAGCAAAAAAGCCAAAAGCTACAAAACAATACATTGTAAATAAAATAATTGACGCATTAGAAGCCTCAAAAGTAGATTAATTTAATAGGTTGCAAAGGGGATAAAGTAAGGCTTTTTAAGCGGTTCAATTTACCGTTATCCCCACAAATTTTAAAGCCACTTTATAGGCTTATTTATAAAGGTTTTTTTTAATTAGGTTGTATTTTATGCAACTGCATTAAGTACCGTTTTATATGGTATAATTTTAAAAAGCAAAGTTATTTGAAATATTGGCAATACCTTAAGCCTTTACGGACTGAATAAAAAAGCCGTAAAACGAGACACGATTTTTTAAAAATCATCGTTACCGAATTACAATATAATGCGTATTGTAAATTATTATAAGCGGACTAACTTAATGCGGTTTAAAATAGTTTTAAACCCTCTTATAGTAATAGGTAGTAAGGTATTTTATATAATTACACGTTAGGTAACTTTATTCGGTGGTGAAAACTGGATAAATTAGGGTTCGATTCCCTTTGTGTAATCTAACTATTAAATTATAAAATCATGAGTAATTCAATTAAGAAATCCGTATTAATTAGTAAATACACACGCATTTACAATTATCTAAACGAAGGTACGTTTAATGAATCAAGATTGCACGCTATAGCGGACCGACTACTTAAAATAGAAGAGCAAATACAAACTATTAAATAAACTTTAAAACTATTGTAAAATGAAAGACTTTTTATTAATGTTATTGTCCACAATTGGACTGCTAACAGACAAAACTGGATTGATGGTATTTTGCGTCATAAGTATATTAATACTATTAATTATTAAATTCTACAAAAAAAGTAAATAACAAACTAAATTATAAAATTATGGAAGCTGTTTTATTATGGTCGCTAGTTGCAGTATTATGTTGGATTAAATTTCTAGCATTTAATTATTTAACAAATAAAAAATAAAATCTATGTGTTTAAAACTAAAATACTTAACATGTCCTGAATGTGCAGGACACTCTACAAATGGATACTCTTATAGTGGTGAAAATGCTAATGTTGACTGTCGATGTGGTCATAAATACAAAGCACTATTCCAATATAAAACCGTTAACTATCCTGACGTTACAATATTAGGCGAAACATTTAAGAAATTAGATGTTGAAAAAGAAATATTCTATGATGAAAATCATAATGATGCGCCATTTGGTGTAAACGTAAAGATTGAATTTCATAAAGAATCTCACCATTATGGTCGTAGTGAAACAAGATATAATGCGACTGAGTTCCATTACTTACATGAAACATTTGCATTTGCCGAATATAGTGTGGCTATAGAATCTGATATTCACCGTAGTGGTGGAACTTTAGATTTATCTCATATCAAATCAATAGTGATTACTAAAGCTATTAAAAAACATATAAATCATTAAATTATAAAATTATGAACTACATAGAACCAATTAGAAAAGAATTAGAGGAGAATTTACACAAACAATGCGTGGCGTTTATGTTAATCGGCACACCTAAAGAAACACCTAGATATATAAACTTTGGAAAGTTCTATATGGACACAAAAGTATTGAGATTAGAAAGTACTCAAACATCAAACATATTTTTCGAGATAGAAACACCATTTAAAAGAATAGGTGCTAATGAATTTTGGGAGCAGTTCAAAGAATTTAGAACCGAATTTTTACAAAACAATTATCCAACAATTAAATTATAAAATTATGAAAGCAATTAAAAGATTAATTACCTTAATCGGTAGAGGAAAGAGTATGAATTATACATCTATTATGTGTGCAGTAGCCTTGTTAAGTCAAGGCTTTTTTATTTTAACAATCTTAATACAATTGTAAAATGGAATGGAGCGAAATAATAATCTCTATTAGAGATAATAAACCTCATCAAATAGCATTTGTAAAGGATTGTATAATGGAATTCGTAGAACCATTTGAGGTAAAACATCACTACAGATATTTTAAATTAGATATAACGACTTTTAAATTCATACCATGAGAGCTAGAATCAAGAAATTAAGTCAAGAAGACGTGCGACTTATAGGTATTTTAGAGGAGCGTAAAGCCATCTTAAAAAGAAATGCGATAAGAAGTATAGTAAACGAAGGAATGTCCTTTAAAGAGGCTAAAAAGGAGCTTAGATTTAGAGTTAAACTATCATGTATCAAGAGAGCATTTGAGGAATTAGATAAAACTATGTAATTATGAAAGCATATCAAAAAGAATTTAACGACTGGATTAAAGACGGTAACGTAATCCAATGCAATGGATATTATTCCACGCAAGATGCACAATATACTAACAGACTAAAAAACAAGAAAGAACTTTATGATTATTTCGTAAGGGAATTTATAAGTTAATCACATT